GGACTTGCGCCGGGCGGCAGACTTGCAGGCGTTGGAGCAATAGATGTCCTGATGCCCCAGATTGCGGGTGATGAAAGTCTTGCCGCAGTGCGCACAAGGTTTTTCCATCCCCTGAAAATTCTTGTACGCCAATGCGCCAATTTCGCGGTGCTTTGCCAATCCTTCCGGCGAAGCGTGCCATGCTTTGGTGAGCGGACGGATGCGTGCCAGCCGCGCGACAAGCTCATCACGCCGCCTGCCCCAAGGTTTATGCCGCTCGCCAATGTGTTCACGCGGCGACAGGCATTCCAGATTCTCAAGGCTGTTGTTTTGACAATTGCCGTCTTTGTGGTGGATGTGCCAGCCGTCAGGGATGGCGCCGTGGTTGTCCACCCAGATTTGCCGGTGCAAATAGCATTCGCGCTTCCCGTCGGGCGCGCGGCTGAAATACTCGCGGTCGGTGCGGCGGCTTGAGTTGGGGTATCTGCGCCAATTACCCCCGCCATAGCGGACGGTTTCAACGTATTGCATTGCGTGTTCTCCAAAATAATCACCGCGTCGCCCGGTTCGATGCTATCCAAGCGGATGAATCCCTTGCCCACCACAAACACGCGATGGTCGCCGGTCGCGCGCAGGGTTTGCCCTGCCGTCTCCAGCCGGTAAACGGGTTTGTCTGCATGGGTCATCGCTGCCGCCAGTACCGGTTTCCAGCCGCTACGGGTGGCGACACAATCGCCCGCAACGACGTCTTGCACCGGAATATTGCCGCGCAGGGTGGCGACCTTTTCGCCGTGCGCGATACAGGCATCCCAAACATGGTTATTCCGGTCTTCCAGCTTCGGCAACACGTCGCCGGTCAGCCGGTCGGTCTTGTAGCTCCACAAGCGCGCTTCTTCTTGCGCGTGTTTACAATCCGGATGGATGACAATATCCATGCCGCGCAGCCAACCGATGCCGTCCTCGACGCTCCCCGGCCATTTATCTGCTGCCCGCATCCCCGGATAGCCGTGGTTGCGCAAATGGCTAATCATCTCCGGTCGGGCGCTATCGGCACGGATGATGTGCTGTCGCGCACCCTCGATGCGGTCAAACAGCGCGGGCGTGTCCACCGTCTCTACGTGCTCTCCCCATGCCTCTTGCTCAATATAGAGCGTCCGCCCGTCTATCCAGCACTTAACCATCACCGTCGGATCTGACGCAAATCCCCAGTCCACCCCAAAATAGGGGCCGTCCCAGAGTGTCTGCGGCTCAAACGCCTCGATGCGATAACAGCCAGCCAGCACCTGCGCCGCCGACAGCACGGCATACTTGCCATGCCAGACGTGCTCAAAATCCGTCCAGGCGTTCTTGTCTCCCTCTGCCTGCCGCCGCTTGGCGCGCTCGCGGTCGTTCGCATACTCATCCCAAGTCTCCTTGCTCGCAAAAGGGTTGTCGTGCAAGTTGACCTCCACCACGATGCTGCCCGGTTGTTTACCCTCCCCGCGTAGCAGTCGGTCAATCGGGTCGGTCTCGTTTTCGGGATTCCAGCTCGCCCAAATCTCGCTGCCCGCCTTGCGGATGGTCGGACGCAGCAGACGCAGCGAGCGCGCCGAAATCGTCTGCGCCTCCTCAATCCAGGCGCGGTCAAAATCCTCCAGCGACTTGATACTATCGGCGGTGTGGTCTTGCATCCCCTGGAAGATAATCAGCCCGCCACCGTGGCGGTTGAGAATGAGGTCGCGCTGGATGTCAAAATGCGACAGCACGCCGAGCTTCTCAATCTTCGCCTCAATCAGCGCCTTCACGCTGTGCCGCAACGACTTTTGGATTTCGCGGATGCAGACGGTCTTGCTGTTGGGGTCAAGCAGGTGCGCCTCAACAATCGCCTCGGCGAAAAAATGCGACTTGCCGCCACCCCGCCCACCATGCGCGCCCTTGTAGCGTGCCGGTTGCAGCAACGGTAGCGCCCAACGAGGCGTGTCAATGCGCATCGACAATCACCCGTTCAATACGCGCCGGGGCGTTGTTGTTAATTTGGATCGCAGTATCGGGGGTCTTGCCCAGTACGCATTCGCTCTGCGTTTTGACTACTCTCGATGCGCCCTCAACAACGGCCATCGCCCCCTTCACTTCTTCAATCTTCTCCGCTGCATCAGCCATCGCCACTGCTTTACCTGCGAGCGTCATTGCCGCCCCACGTAGTCTTTGCAAATCCTCATTGCGTTGCAACTCCAGCGCCAAACGGTCGCTTACTTCACGTCGCACCTCTTCGCGCAACGTTGCATTGAGCTGTTGCGTTTCGTTGCGCAACGCTATCTTTTCTTTTTCGTTTTCAACGGTTGCAGAAATGAGGCGTTGCGTTTTCTCCTGATTCCAGCCCTCGGCTTTCGCCCGGCGGCTGATGTTGGACTTGTGGACGCCGTACACTTCCGATAGTTCCGAAAATGATTTGCCATGCGCCTCATGGGCGGCTCTCATCTCCTCCCATTGCACATCGGTCAATCGTGCCATTACTGCCCCCGCGACTTGACGAGGGCGTCGAGCTTGTCGTTGATCTTCTCGAACTGCTGGCGCATCTCGGCGCGGTCGGCATCAATGCGCACACGCAAATCTTGCAATGCCTCACGGCGCGCCACCTGTTCAACTTGCACCGCGTCCTTGCGCGCCTGCTTCTCGGCTTCAATCGCGGTTTGCAGCGTTGCCTGGTAGTTCTCGATTTTCGCATCCTGGAGCGCGTTGGTCTTGTCGGCGTCAGCGAAATACCAAAAGCCGCTGACCACCATGCCGATTACAACCAACACATTTCCCATACTGATACGCCAATCAAACAGCGCCCGTTTCGGGCTTTCAGATTCCTCTGTCATCACACAAACTCCTCAACTGACCAATGTGTTCCTTCAGCCGCAACTCGCGCTCCACCAAATCCCGGTAAGCGTCGTCCGACAACGTCGCCAAATCCCCGCCCTTAACCAGCGGCAGGGCTGGCATCGGCGGACAGGGCGGAGGCGGCAAAGGTACAAACTCCGTCCGCGCACAGCCCGCCAACACCAGCAAACACAAAAACCGTATCACTTGCAAAACTCCGCCACCTTGCCCAAGACATAACCCACGGCACACAGGGCAAACAAAAACCAGATTGCCCAAAAACGGATACCGGGAAGATTGCTCATTTTCTCCACCACTCTACTGATAATGCTGATATAATCCTTGTCGTTCATTGGCTTGCCACCTCAAGTTAATGACTGAAACCCCGCGAAGTGCCAGCCTCGCGGGGTTTTGCTTTATGCCCAAAAAAACCGCCCGGAGGCGGTGTCATCAAATATCCATCAGGGCGATTTCCACCATGCTGCGGTACTTCAGCGCGGCGGTGAGAATCACGATGCGGTAGCGGCGGTTTTCTTCCAGCGCGTCTGCAACGTTCATAAACGCATCCACAATCTCTTTCGCCAAATCCAGCCAGGTTTTGGCGGTAAGAAAATCACGCAGCTTTTTGGCGAACTCGTGAATGACGGCGATACCTTGCGACGCGCGGTCAATATCCTGAATGCAGGTGAAAACGATGCGGGCAACTTCCTCATTGACATCATCGGCGGTGTAATGCTGCATCGTCGGCCACAGGCGATGGATAACTCTGATATATTGTTCTTGGGTTTGTCGGTCTAAAGCCATGATAAACTCCTGATTTAGGTTAAATAAAAAGTGCCTTGCGGCACCAGAAAGAGGACTGAAACCATGAAAAAACTCCTGATTCCAACCCTGTTCGTCCTGCTCGTCGCCTGTTCTGGCGAAAAGGCAGGCTCAGAACGCATCAAATATGAAAAAACTGGCAGCAACAAAGCATGGCAAGTGGGAGAAGCCGCATTGCGCGCCTGCAAAGATGAAGATGCCAAAAAAGAGCCTTGCGCAACCATCCAGCTAAAAGAAGGTGCATCCATTCCAAAACATCCGCTGACCAGTATTGATGACATTGCCGTGCTGTACGTTTACGATCCGACGATTAATCCGAACGACCCTGTAACGTCGTACAAAATGCGTTACAACTGCGAGTTTTTCCCGAACAAAAAAGACGAACCCGCGCTTTGTCTGAACCTTGAAGAAGCCAACCAGCTCCTTGCGCCGTTCGTGAAATAAAAACGGCGGCCAATACTGCCGCCTTACTTCTCAAAAAAATCACGCTTGCCCTCCCTGATTGCCTGCTCCGCCTCCTCGCGCTCTCGCTGGGATACGGCCGCTGCCTGATTGGCGCGCGCCGCTCTCGCTTTGAGACCGTCGGCGACGGCCTGCAAACGTGAGCGCTCGCGCCGCTCCAGCTCCGCATCGAGGCGGGCATTGCGTGCGCGCAGCACATTGACGGCAACAGCGAGGGCGACGACAACAGCGGCGAGCGCATACAGCGCCCACGCCCTAATCTTGGCGAGCACGGAACACCCGCCAGCAGAGATATTAACGAACTCTTGTGGCGCAATAAAAAAACTTTAGGCTCGGCGGAAAGCTGCACGGGCGGACGCATCGCAAGTGTTATCACCGCCATTCCGGGAAGTTCGTCTTATTATAAAGGAGGTATTATCTGTTATAGCAACCTTGTCAAGACGGAAATCTTAGGTGTCGATGCTAATATTATAGCAGAACAAACGGCTGTTTGCGAAGACGTCGTAAAGCAGTTGGTCATTGGGACGAACAAACTCCTACATACGGACTACGCAGTGGCAGTGAGTGGCTTCGCAGGACCGGCTACCAGCAATGATACAACATCTGCCGTG